GTCGAGTGCGTCCGGGGTAACCACGGACGGATTGGCCCGACCAAGGGGAACTCTGACCCCAAGAGCGTCAACTGGGATACGGTGGCCAGCGAGACGGCCCGCCTAAAGATGGGAGGGGCAGTAGACGGGAAGCGTCTGCACTGGCACACCGAGGTGGAGTCATTCTACCGGGTGGTGAACGCCTCGGGCACGGGGATCTTGTTTGTGCACGGCGACCAGTTCCGCGGCAGCGGTGGCTTCGCTGGCCTGCCGGCTTACTCGATCGCCAAGAAGATGGCGCGTTGGGCTGATTCGATCCCGGACCCTTGGTCGATCATGATGATGGGCCACTACCACAACCCGACGATGATGACGATGGGTTCGCGGCAGGTGTACATCAACGGGACGCTCAAGTCTGGTGGCGAGTGGGAGCTCGAGGAACTGGCTATGGCGACGCGACCGGCCCAGCGCCTTCTGATTGTGGACCGTAACCGTGGGGTGATTGCGGACCAGGTCATCTGGCTGCGATGATGGCGAAGTTCCGGGTCGCCCGCTGGCGTCAGGCTGTAGACGCTTTGCGCTCGTTCTGCCCTGTGCAGAAGTACGAGGTTGTTGTCCGTCGGTGCAAACTTCCGGCTGGCGATGAGGGCGACTGCCGGAAGATAGGCCCAAGGAAGATGATGGTGCGTGTGTCGAAGGAGATCCCGCAGCCTTATTGCCTTGAGGTACTTGTGCATGAGTGGGCCCACGCTCTAAGTTGGGACATAGAGCACGAACGCAGCGTGTCGCATAGCGCCTATTGGGGGGTCGCATACGCGGACTGTTACAGAGCGGTATTCAACCCCAAGGAATAGATGCAGATCACCAAGGCGAAGATCGAGGAGCTGATCCCCGATCCTGAGAACGCGCGCGAGCACGACGAAAAGAGCGTGCAAGCTATTGCAGCCAGCCTGGAGAAGTTCGGGCAGCGCAAGCCTATAGTTGTGCGCAACAACGTAGTGATCGCCGGCAACGGAACGTTGGCCGCGGCTACGTCTTTGGGCTGGTCGGAGATCGAGGTGGTCTCGGCGGACGACCTGGACGACACGGATGCGGTGGCGTTCGCTATCGCGGACAACCGTACGTCTGAGCTCAGCAACTGGGACACGGACACTTTGTCCGAGATGATGTCCAAAGTTGCGAGCGCGCCCGACCTGAAGCTCGAGGTCACCGGGTTTGCCTCCGAGGAGGAGGCTTACAAGCTCACCAAGAAGAAGAAGCCGAAGTCGCGCCCAACCCTTGCGGACCAGTTCATTGTTCCGCCCCTTAGCGTTTTGGATGGGCGGCGCGGCTACTGGCAAGATCGCCGGCGGGCGTGGAGGTCTGCGGGCATCGTGGATCAGGCCGCTGCGCCGGAGGTCACGCCGCACATGTACATCGCCGGTTACTACGAGAAGATCGAGGCCGGCATGACCGCTCAGGAGATTGAGCGGGAGTTCTTGGAGTCTGGTGGTAAGCCGCCTGAGGAAGTCAGCCGCCGCAACTTGACGGACCCCGTATTGGCGGAAGTTATGGTCCGCTGGTTTAGCGCTCCAGGCGACAAGATCCTGGACTGCTACGTGGGCGATGGCGTGCGGTCGGCCGTGTCGGGGGTCCTGGGCCGCAACTACATCGGTATGTGCGAGGAGTCCGACGACATCGAGCCGATCCTTGGGATGTACAAGGATGTCGCTGCGAACGTCAACTCTTTGCCGGGTGAAGCCCAGGGCAAGTTCGGCGCCGGCATCGAGCCTAAGTTCACGAAGGACGTGATTCCGGACGGCCCCTATTCGCTGGGGCTGATCTGCCCTCCGATGCCGAACATGCGGCGTCGGAAGGACCCGTCTCGGTTTTCGGAGATGGCGTACCATGATTGGTATGCCCGTCTAGTGAAGGTGTCGCAGACGGTGTTCGAGCGGCTGGACGACCATAGCCTGTGCGCCTGCCTGATCGCGGAGCCGCGTTTCAAGGACGGATTGCAGCCTGGAGCTCTGAGCCAGTACGGGGTGGACATGAACGCGATCGGCTTTGTGCCGATGAACGAGTGCGCGGTGCTCAACCCGATTGGCAGCGGAGCCATCAGGGCCAAGAAGGACTTCTTGGCCGGGCGTAAGATGACGAGGACGCACGCCCACATGCTTGTGTTCTGCAAGGGCGACTGGAGAACGGCGGTTCGCCGGCTTCCCTCTGAGTACGAGGATATTGGCCTCAACCATGTCTGACATCGAGAAGTCACACTGCCGCGAGTGCGGCCAAGAAATCGAGCGAAAGAAGTTCTGCGGAGCCCGTTTGCGAGGCCAGGGCGAGAGAACATGCCGCGCAATCCCCATGGAGAACGGCCGTTGCCGCCTGCACGGTGGCGCGAGTCTGAAGGGGGTGGCTTCCGGCACCTTCGTCAGCGGCCGTTACAGCAAGTATCTCGGCCGGCACCGCCGCGCGTACGAGGAGCTCATCAAGGACGAGGAGAAGCTGCTGGATCTGCGGGAGCACATCGCAGCTATGGACGTCGTGGCTCAGCGTGCCGCCGAACGCGCAGCGGCTCTGGACACTCCGGACTTCCGAGGGAACGTCAAGGAGCTGGTCGCGGAGATGGAAGAGGCGTTCGACAACCACGACGCCGACGCGCTCAAGCGTGCGTTCCTCGACTTGAAGTCGCTATCTCAGCGCGGGGGGAGTGAGGACGCTGCACTTACAACTCTGGGCAACGCTCTTGACCGAGTAGCTAAGCGGGTCGAGAGCGCCTGGAAGCTCAAAATTAGCGCGCAGGGTATGGCGAGCCAGGCTGATATGGACCTGACTCACCACGCTATGCTTGGAATCCTGAAGGAAGAAATCAGTGACAAGAAGGCGCTTGGCCGCGTGGTCGCAAGATTCTATTCGGAGCTCCTTTCTAAAGGCGCTCGAGTCTCAGATGCCCCAAGAGTTCCTCGATCTGACGGGGGAGGAAGCGGTATCCAACAGATCGAGGAGCCGGAAGCAAGGCCCCTGGAGGACTGAGTACGGCGGGCGCGAGGAGGACTTCGCGCGAGACATGCTGGGTCTTTCGCACCCGCTGTCTGGAGCCCTGATGCTCTGGGAGGCGCAGAGGTACATCTTCCGCGCAGTGTTCGAGCATCGCTTCGTTGCGGTGAGTGCCTGCCGCTCTGCCGGCAAGTCGTTCCTACTCGGCGGGGTCGTTGCGCCGACGTTCTTCTGCACAGCTCCTAGCCGAGTGCTGATGCTTGCTCCGACGCTAGACCAGGTGAAGGACGTCCTCTGGGCTAAGATCGAGTCAGCCTGGCAGGGGGCCTCGGTGCAGCTCCCAGGCACGGTCAAAAAGCTGCGCGTCGAGCTGGACAGCGAGCACAGCATCCTAGCTGTCCCTACCCGCAACCCCGGCCGTGTCCGTGGTTACCACGCCGGCATCATTGTGCCGAGCGACCCTGACTCCGACGTCATCGACCCCGAGGAGCTCGAGCGGATGGTTGCGATCACAGGCGACGCGACTCGGCTCCTGATCGTGGTGGACGAGCCCGAGGACATTGACCCGGAGGTCTTCCGGGTGCTGCGCGGTATGACGAACAAGCCGAACGTCTACATGGTGATGATCGGTAACCCATACATGGGTCTCGACGACGACCACGAATACGTCCGGGCGTTCAGGGACCGCCCGAACAAGTGGCACACCGTCAAGATCAGTAGCCTTTCTGAGCGCGAGGCTCATGAGATCGGCGTCCCTGAGGACCCGCTGAAATACGACAAGGTCTTCGACCATGTCCCGGAGTACCTGGTGAGCAGGGAGAGTGTGCTGGACTCGATGAAGTCGTATGAGCCTGGAGATCCTGTGTTCCTCTCGGACATCTGCGGGCGGTTCAGCCCTGGCAGCGTGACCAGCCTGGTTGTGACGAGGACCATCCTGGACGCGGCTGAGGCTCTGTGGCCGAAGAACAACCAGCCCCTTGGGCCGTCGATCGGGGTCGACATCGGGACGGCTGGCGACCTGAGCGTGGCCTGCCTTATGTTTGACGGTGACCTGGTGGCGGTGGACGCCTGGCGCCCAGGCCGAGACGACCTCGAGGCGCAGGTCAGCATCGCCAAGAGGATCGTGGCCCAGTCACTGAAGTGGGGCCGCCAGGTGAAGGAGATGTTCGGGGCTGACCGCTGGAACGGCGATCCGATTCCCGGCTCGCGGATCCACATCGACGACACGGGCATCGTCGGCGTGTGCGACTTCCTGGCCAGGGACGGCTACTTCGTGGATCGGGTCCAGTTTGGCGGCAAGCCTGGGGGTGACCACTTCGACCTGACGCAGGGCACGAACTTCAAGAACTGCCGTGCGGAGATGCACTGGGTCGCCCGTCGCGGGTTGCAGGAGGGCAAGTTCCGGATCCGGGACGGCGTGCCGATGTTCAACAAAGTTCGTCAGCAGATCCAGTGGACCCACTTCGAGCGGGAGGCTGGGCCTGATGGGCCGGTCATCAAGCTGGAGCCCAAGGAGAAGATCCGCAACGCGCACGCGGGGACCTCTCCGGACTACTCAGATGCTTTTGTACTGGCCTGCCGGGAGTGCATGGAGGACTCGACGATGTTTAGCTCTATGGGGACGCCGGTCTTCCACAAGAACAAGAAGCAGGGCTCAAGGCTCCCTGGGAGCCGTCGGCTTGCTTAGGTTCTTGAGGGCCATGTCCCGGATTTGCTCAGAAACAGGCCGCGCGGGGTCTAGTCCGTGCTGAATCTGCCTCAGCTCATCGGGCGACAGCTTGAAGGTGATCCCTACGGAGCGCCTCAGATTTGCGGGCTTGGGCTTTCTGCCCCGCTGCCATTCACTCATGCTCTCCCCCCGAGCGTAATTTCCGTCATACCTTTATTATTGACATTGACGGAGTCCCGTGTCCAGCGTAACAAGAGGCTAGTTCATGAACGCTAGTTGGGTCAAGTACAGCGACCGCGCTCCGCGTGGGACCTCCTTGTATTGGGCGACCACGCCCATACTGGGTATGGGAGGCGGATCTACGCGCGGGTTCTGGGATGGCGATCGCGCCCCAGGCATCTTTGCGAAGGCTTCGCTGGCCGGCGACGAGTCTGTCGAGCACCCGTTCGAGGAGAACGTGTGGGTCCGTGCTGCGCTGAAGGCGATCAGCGATGGCGTCGGCCAGCTTCCGCTCCACTTCTACACGGGCGATCCTGGATCCAGGGATTCCGTCCACATGGATTCGGGTCCTCTCGTCGAGCTATTCGACAGCCCGCACCCACTGTTTACGGCCAGCGAGTTCTGGCAGGCGCACTCGATCAACTACAAGTTGGACGGCGAGTGCTACTGGTTCCTGACCGACAGGAACGGAATGCCGCTGAAGCCGAACGGTGTGGGCGAGATCCCCATCCCCGAGGTGATTACTCCGGTCCGAGGCCGCCTTGTTGAGCACAAGGTTGCCGATAACGGACTTCCTTACCTTTACCGGTATCACCAAAAGCAGGGCAACGGGGGAGGGTACAGCGTTGATTTCCCCCCGGAATCCGTAATCCCCTACTGTGATTATGATCCCGCGAGTGGCTTGCGGGGCTTTGGGGACGTTCAGTCTGCCGAGCGCGAGATACAGGCTTACCACCAGGTCTACCGGTACATGGACGCGACTATGCGTTCTGGTGGTGATCCTGGAGCTTGGATCGTTTTCGATCAGCGGCTGAGCGCAGAAGAGTTGGAGAGACGCCAGGCCCTCGCGGATGACGAGTACAGCGTGGAGAACCGCGGTCGCACGAAAGTGTTGGACCGGGGAGCCAAGATTGTGCCCAACCCCGTTGCCCCCCGCGACCTCGAGTACAGCAAGTACATCGAGTGGCTGCGTGACAGCATCCTGAGCTCGATGGGGGTTCCGCCCCCGATGGTCGGCGTCTACGACCAGGCGACCTACAACAACATTCGGACCGCGGAGAAGATCATGTGGACGGGGCCCAACGGCATCCTGTCCCTGGTCCGTCGGTTCGAGGACGTCATTAGAAACAAGTTCCTGTCCCGCCTGATCGGGGTGGGAAGCAGGGAGGTCTGGCCGCACTTTGAGACTTCCGGCGTGGACGCGCTGGTCGAGGACCGGACCGAAGCAGTACGGGCTGCCGCAGAGGTCGCGGGCCGCGGAATCGGCATCTCCTTCGCCAAGGCGGCGGAGCATGTCGGGCTTGCTCTTGAGCATGAGATCGGTGATGCCGACGCACAAGAAGGCATCAAGCCGTCTGATAGGGCTTTCGTTGCCGCCAACCTTCGACCTCTCTCCGCAGTTGTTAGTAACCTGACTGACGAGGATCGCGCCGCGACTCCGATGGAGAGCCTCAACGGCCCCCAAGTTACTGCTCTGCACGAAATTGTTCTTTCGGTGGTCAATGGCGACATTGACCAGGAGACGGCGGCCCACCTTATCATCGCGGCGTTCCCGCTCGACATGGAGCGCGCCAAGGCGCTTCTGTCTGCGGTGCAGATCAAAGAGAGGCCGGATCCCGAGCCCGTAGTTCCGCAGGCGCTGGGGATTCCCGACGACTCGGATGACGAGCCCGAGGATGAGGAGCGATCGGCTGAGTGGGACGCCGCCATCGGTGAAAGCCAGGGCGATGTTCGTGAGCAGATGGCGATGCGCCTTGCCGGGCCCATTCAGTCCTATCTCTCCGAGTATGAGACCGCGCAGATGAATCGCATCCGCGCGGTCTCGGCATCTTCCTCTGCCCGCGAGCTCTCGGAGTCGGACTACAAGCGCCTGATGCTGGACGATCAGGAGTGGCGCGATTACCTGGCCACTATCCTTGGTGCTGAGCTCACTCGCGTGTACGAGGACACCATTGAGCTCCTCATCGAGGAGGAGCTTGGCCCCGAAGCCCGCATTCCGCAGGAGCGCATCAGGCGCTTCATCTCAGGTCATATCGCAGCGTTGGCCGCCACGGTTAGCCTGACGACGCAGAAGCGCGTCCGCGGAGCGCTTGGCAGGGCTCTCGGCTCAGCCGATACCGATCAGCTTCTAGGAGACGAAATCGCTCGCGCTTTCCCGCAGATCCAGCAGGAGCTGGAGCAGGCGTTCCAGAACATAGACCGCCGCGGGGAGCTCATCGCACGCAACGAGGTCGCTCGAGCTCAGAACTATCTGCTGGCCCAGGAGGCTCGCGCTGCCGGCGCGAAGAAGATCCGCTGGGTCAGCAGCAAAGACGAGCGCGTTCGTGACAGCCATCAGGCCCCGGTTGATGGTGAGGTGGTTGAGTTTGGGCAGCAGTTCTCGAACGGCCTGCGCTGGCCTCACGACCATGAGGGATCTCCGGAGGAGGTCATCAACTGCCGCTGCACGTTTGAAATCGTGGAGTGGGGCGTGCCGACTGACGAGATCGACCTGCTCGAGTCCCTGGAGGGGCGCAGCGCCGAGGAGGCGCGAGCTGAGTACAAGGGCACCAAGATCGACTTGCGCCCGTCCGGCGGGATGGCCGCTGAGGCGCGCATGTACAAGAAGTGGAAGGAGGAGGGCCACGCCGGCGGAACTTCAGTTGCCGCCAAGAGAGCTGGTCAGCTCGCCGCAAGGACTGAGCTGAGCCCGTCCACCGTCCGCAGAATGCACTCTTTCTTCTCTCGCCATGAGCCCGACAAGAAAGCCAAAGGCTTCCGTCAGGGCGAAGATGGATATCCGAGCCCCGGACGTGTTGCGTGGGCCGCCTGGGGCGGGGACGCCGGCCAGTCGTGGGCTCGCAAGAAAGTCGCTCAGCTCGACGGCATCGACGAAAAGTAACCGAAATGGCCAACATCCGTACGTTTGACGCAGCCACCATCCGATCCGTCGCTGACGGAAGCGCGACGATTGCCGAGCTGGACTCGCTTGGTTTCGACAACATCTTTGCGATCAAAGCCGATCCTGAGGTCGTTCAGCGCCGTACTTGCGAGGCCGGCGTCCGCTCGATTGAGGACACTGAGCGTCGAGTGAGCTACCTGATGTCGACCTCAAACCCGGTCGGCCGAACCGGGGACGTCATCCTCACTCAGGGCTGGGACTTCAGCGAGTTCGCCAAGCGCGGGATGCCCTTCCTGTACGACCACAACCTCGACAAAAAGAACTACGGCCTGCCTCTGGGCCGCATGGACAACCTTCGTTTTTACGAGGACGAGGACGGGCGCAAGAGCCGTAAGCCCAAAATGGGCTACTACTCAGCGCTGATGGGCGACGGCGTCTACACGCCCTACGGAGTCAATGACTTCAACGACCTTGTCTACCGCATGGTTGACGAGGGCTACATGGACGGCTTCTCTGTCGGGTTCCGGGCCATGTCTAGCCGCAAGCCGAACGAGTCTGAGCGATCCGAGTTCGCTGGCATGTCCGAGCGAGGCGGCCTGACTCCTTACAGCGTTGTGCATGAGCGCACGATGCTTATCGAGGGCAGCGTTACGCCTGTTGGCATGGATCCCGACGCCACTAGAATCAAGCGGCTCAAGGAGCGCGTCGTGACTCTTAGCGAGCGCGGCCAAGCCAGCCGTTCTGAGGCTCAGCACCTGCTGGAGATCCTTGGCATTGGCGATGTCCGCACGGTGGTCCCCGTGAGCTTTGGCGAGGGCGTGTTTGAGCCCGATGTCCAGCCCGTAGAGATCGAGCAGGAGCAAGAGGAACAACGAGCTGAGCCCGGAGAGCTCAGCGTTGGCGATCACGTTGCTTGGGGCTCGAGCGGCGGACGCGCCCACGGCGTCATCAAGAAGGTTGTGCGCGACGGAGAGATCGACGTTCCGGACAGCAGCTTCACGATCAAAGGCACGCCGGACGACCCGGCTGCTCTTATTGCCCTCCACGACGACAACATGGAGGAGACCGGCAAGATGGTTGGCCACAAGTTCAGCACCCTGAGCAAGGCCAAGCGCTCGTACGAGAACGAGTCCAGCTCTGCCGACGACGACTCGGGGATCGAGTCTCGTATCAGGGAGATTGAAGGAGAGCTGGCGGAGCTGGCTGACTGCGCTGCGAACCTGCAAGGTATCGCGGAGGAGATCAGCGGGCTTCGCGCAATTATCGAAGACATTCAGTGCCGCACCGAGATTACGGACCGTATCCGCAAGCTCGAAGTGGTTCTGGGTGTCGAAGACAACACTACCGGTAAATCGAACGGCAAGAGCGACCTTGACGCAGCTCTTGGCCTTTGACCACCAATCGCAGGAGAAAAGCGATGTCTGAAAAAATCGAAGTGACTGAAAGTGGGAAAACGCCGGAGGAAATCCGCGCTAACTTCCTGGAGGGCGTGCGCTCTGCCGTCCGGGAAGAGGTTGCCCAAAACCGTATGAGCGTTGATGACGCCGTTTCCGAGGCCAACAAGCGCGCTGCCGAGCTCGAGGATCGCCTTGCCGAAATCGAGAAGCGTAGCCGCGTGGGCTTTGTGCCCGGCACCGGTGACTACTCCGACGAGAAGCGCGGGGGGTTCAACCTGGGCCGTGTCTGCCAGTCGGTGCTCGCCAAGCAAAGCGGCGACCACAACTGGCGCAGCTACGCTGAGCTCGAGTGGGAGATGAGCGACGCTGCCGCCGAGGAGCTTCGTGCTCAGGGCACCACGCCCGACACCTCTGGTGGTTTCATCGTTCCTGGTCAGGTTATGGCCGACCAGTTCATCGAGGCTCTTCGTCCGCAGGTTGTTGCGCTTGATCTCGGTGCCACCGAGATGACCGCTACCACCACCCCCATCGAGATCCCCAAGGAAGCCACTCCGCTGGCGACCGCGGCCTCGGTGGCTGAGAACGCGGCTGCTGCTGAAACCAGCGTGTCGTTCGGCCAAATGCGCCTCGAGCCGCACACCTGCGCCTCGTTCATCAAGGCGTCTCGGCGGCTTCTGGATATGGGGTCCAACGCTGACGGCATCCTTCGTCAGATCATGACCCGCGAAATCGCGCTCGAGTGGAACCGCTGGGTTCTCAAGGGCACTGGCACCGGCAACGAGCCCGTTGGTATCTACAACCAGCCGGGGATCGCTTCTGTTGATTTCTCTGGCCTGACCGCTTCGACGGAATATGCCACTTACGAGTTGCTGCTCGAAATGGAGGACAACGTCGCTGATGCCAACGCCCTTCAGGGCCGCCTTGGCTGGGCCATGTCCAACAAGTGCTACCGCGCTCTGCGCACTCTGAAGAGCGAGCCGACGACCGGCGCCGAGTGGGGCGGGATGACCAACAAAGTCATCAGCGAGGGCGGCCCCGGTGCCGTTCTTGGCTACCCGTTCCGTCGCACCACGCAGCTTGCCGGTGGCTCTGACGCCGAAATGATCTTCGGTGACTGGTCTCAGGTTGTGATCCCCCGCTGGGGCAACCTGGTGATCGAGGCTTCCAACGTCGCCAACGACGCGCTTCAGCGTCGCCAGACCCACATCGTCGCCTACGTCGATATCGACGTCGGCATCCGTCAGCCCGGTGCGTTCGCAGTCAGCTCCGGCTGGGACCTCAGCTCCCTTTGATCTGCAAATAACCTAGGAGGAACTGACTATGGCACTGCCCGATCTTCATTCTCAAGCTAAGTTCACCCAATGCGTGCCGGCGCAAAGCATCGCCGGTGGGGCCTCGGTGGACGGCGCTGACGTCGACGCCATCGGCTACCGCTGGATGTACTTCGTCGTCAACCTCGGCTCTGTTGCAGCCACTGGCGCCGGCGAGCTCAAGCTGCAAGCCGGCTCTGTGAGCGGCACCTACGCCGATGTCGCGGGGGCGACCCTTGCGATTGCTACGGACGACGACAACAGCACCAAGGTGATCGCCGTCGACCTCGAGGCCAACACCGGCCCTCACTACCGGCTCGTCGCCACCGGTGGCGCTGGTGGCGCGACGCTGGTCTCGGCAGATGCGATCTGCATCTGGTCGAAGGACACCACCGCGGGCGGCGCTTACGCCGTCACCGCGGTTGACGTGACCTGGTGATAGCGAAGGAGCCGGTGGCCCAATCTGGGCCACCGGCTCCGCATTCTGCCCCTCCCGAAGATGAGCCTGCCTGACCTGCACTCAACTATCCGCGTTTGCCCGAACATTCCAGTTCAGGCGATCGCCGGAAGTCAGGCTGTCAGTGGGGAGAACCACCCGGATTCGGAGAGCCAGTACATTTACTTGCGGGACTGCCACAACGCCTACCTTGCTGTGAACTGCGGCGAGCTTGACTCTCACGTGCAGGTGAAGTTGCAGCACTGTGAGGAAATATCGGCCGCAAGCCCGACATGGAATGACGTTGTTTCAGGAGACACGTGGCTAGACCTCGCTGACTCCACCTGGGCGGATCTTGGAGAATACACCTGGCTTGACTTTGCCGGCGACAGCGACGTTATATCCGACACAGAAAGCGGCACCCTGCACATCTATCAAATCAACCTCCGCGGTCGAGAAGACGGCCCCTATTACCGTGCTTCGCTCTACTCCTGCGGAGGTACTGGCGCATCGACTGTTAGCGCCACCTTCCTTGCAGCCTGGCCCAAGGATAATCTCCTCGGTGGAGACCTGGCCGTGACTGCTATTGACGCAACCTGGTGATTATGGACCATCTCTACGAAGTCAACCCAGGCAGGACCCTTATCCTGCCTGAGAAGTTTGGCGACATCAAAGATCGCATTTGGGCGATCACTGGCGACTACGTCACCCTTGAGAACCCCCTTCTGCGCCAGTGGATGCAGGGGCAGATGGGTAAGCTGACCAAGCGCCGTATTCTCCCTAAGGGTAAGACTGCAAAGGTCCCCGCGCAGCCCGCTGCTCTCCGCGCCATGGCGGCGGCGGTGGGCGACAAGCTCGAGAGCCCTAAGGTTCAGGCCGCGAAAGCGATCATTGAGGAGGAGGTCGATCTCGATACTCCTCCCAACATTGTCCCCCCGGATGAGGTCGACGAATGAGTTTCCATGTTCGCATGTGCTGTGGCTTCAGCCACAACGGTGTGGCGTACAACAGCGGGGACGTTGTCCCTGATGACGTTGCTCGCATCTACCCCGAGCGTTGTGTGCGCATTGGCGACACGGCCGCTCGAGTGATGGACTCCTACGAGGTGCGCTCCGAGCCGGAGCCGCAGCCCGTTGAGGAGGTCGAAGCCGAAGAAGAAGTCGCCCAAGAAGAGGAGTGACGCTTGAACTACACCGGGGCGCTATCAACTCAGGACTTCACTACGCTTGCGCGTGTGAAGTCGCTTATCAACGCCAGTCTTGACGACGATAGTCAGGACACGCTGATTAGCAGCCTGATTAGTAGCGTCTCGGTCAAGTTCACCAAGTACCTTGGCGTCCACGCTCTCAAGACCAGCCGAACCGAAGTGTACGAAGTGCGGGCTGGCCAGAGAGTTATCAGCCTCGATGGTGCGCCGGTCTACCCCGTTGTCGACGGCGACGACGTGACGATCAAGATCGCATACGCCCCGACGGCGGCGGCGTTCAATGCGGCGACGTCTCTCAACGACGACGAGTTTGCGATCAACTACCCCGCCGGGTACATCCGAACGCTTGTCGAGCAGCTCAAGGATCCGGGCTTTGCCCAGGTGACT